TTCCAATATTTCTCATATTACAAATAGACCAAATTCAACAACTTTCCCATTGGGATTCTTTGTAGATGATTATAGATTTGTTGATAATGGTGATTTGGATGAGTTCAATGGAAGATTTACAATCACCAATGAATTTCCAGAGGGTGTATATGCATATTATGCTACAATTAATAGCAGTGGAAATCCAGAATTCCCATTTTTTATTGGAAATAACTACAGATCTTCGAGTATTTCTGAAAACGTAAGTCCTGCTTCTTCTATCGATCAGGATTATGATTTTAACAATAGTAATCTTGTTAGAAATACGTTCCCGCAAAAAGTTGGGCAACAGGGAGCATCTTATGATTTTGCAATCGAACCCTATAAAGTATTCTCTCAAGATGCTATAGTCGATAGTGTTAGATCTGGATCTATTGATTTTATCAGTGTTGCTTCTACAGGAAATGCCAGGTATGCTGTTGGTGATGTAATTAATTTTGGTCCAACTGAAGTTGGAACTGGACTTGCTGCCGAAGTTTCCAGAATTGTTGGTAGATCTATTGTAGATGTTGTTTCTTCTGAAGAAAGTTATGAAAATACAATCGTAACTTGGCAAGATCCGAATCATGTAAGAGTATCTATTAATCCAAACTTTGATTTGCTCGATGAGGACATCGTTCAAATTAGTGGTCTTTCTACTTTTGTTGCAGGTCTTACAGGTTCCCACAAGATTTCTGCGGATACAGTAACATCAAGATTAGTAGTTGGGTTCGGAACTACGTCAGTCACTGGCATGACTACTGATGTTACCGTATCTTATGTTCCAGTTTCTGTTGGAAGTTCCGTAAAAATTGGCAACGAAACCTTTGGTGTTTTAAATTCTTTCCTCTCTGATGGTGTTTTAAGACTTAGAAGATTCACTTCTGAAACTGGAGTTGCTCACACCGCAACAGAAACCGTAACTTTCCTGCCAAATACATTTACTGTTAATCTCCAAACACCACACTTCTCATCTAGTGAACAAGATAAAATTTACTTCAATCCATTTGAAACAGTTGGTATTGGAATCACTGCGGGTCTTTCTACGAGTAGATCTTACCAGTTCAATGGAATTACGACAGAAAGATCTATCCTTGCTCAGAACATTTATCTACCAGGACACCCATTTGTAACTAATCAATTAGTTTCCTTCTCAGTTGGTCTTGGAACAACTTCTATCGGTCTTTCAACATCTCCTACTGGCACCGTTTTCTGGATGCCAGATCAGGTTTATACGGTAAAGACATCTAAAGATACTATTGGAATTGCCACTGTTCTTAATGGTGATAAAGTTTACTTCCGTGATGTATCATATACTAATTTGTATGATTACAAATTTGAATCTACATTTGAGCAGGTTACTGCCGATGTTAAAAAAATTACCGCAACAGTATCTACTGGTGAAACTCATGGGATGTCGAATGGTGATGGTATAGTTCTTTCAGTTAGACCAGGTTTAACAACTGGTGTTGGTGCTGGAAGTAGTGTCATAGTTAAAGTTGTCAATGACAATCTTTTAATCAATCCTGTTGCTATTAGTTCCGTTGGAGTAAACACTTCTACGGATATCATTACAGAAACTGATCACCAATTCAAAACTGGTGACAAAGTATTCTATGAATCAAGTGAAGTTATCGGTGGTCTATCAACTGGATCTTATTTTGTTTATGTGATTGATAAAGATAACTTTAGAATTTGCGAAACTAAATCTGATGTTCTCTCTTCTCCACCAGTTTTTGTAACATTGACATCTGTTGGTGGAACATCTCAAACACTCTCTCTGATAAATCCACTACTCAATGTAACCAGAAATAATAACTTACTTTTCAATCTTGAAGATTCTAGTTTGTCTGGATATAATTTTAGAGTGTATTTTGATGATGAGTTTGAGAACAATGTTGTGTCTACAGGGCAAACAACCAACTTCCTTGTTGCTGGATTTGGCACTAACGGAACTGTTGGTGCTGGATTAACTGTAGGGTTCTCTAGCATTTTCCCATCCATTCTCTATTATAATCTTGATAAAGGTGGATACATTAGCACTGCTGACACTGATGTAATTGGAAATAACCAAATCCAATATAGAAATAGTTCTTTTAATGGAACTTATAGTATTAGTGGTATTGGTTCTACTACATTCAATATCAATCTTTCCTCTCAACCAGAGAAAGTGTCTTATCTTGCATCCGAATGTGATGCCGAATATTTCACAACTTCTAGAACAGCAACTGGTTCCATTGATAAGGTAAACGTAATCTTTGGTGGTGTTGATTACAAACAAGTTCCAAGTATTTCTAGTATTACATCTGGTCTGGGAACTGACGCTGTTCTCAGATTGAATTCTGACACGATTGGGAAACTTGACTCTGTAAGACTTCTTACACCTGGATTCTCCTATCCATCTGATAAAACCTTAACACCAACAGCAGATATTCCAAATAAACTGAAAGTATCTAACTACCAAACTTTAGAATCTGTCACAGTTACTTCTGGTGGTAAAAATTATCTTACACCCCCAGGACTTGTTCTTTACGATCCTTCTGCTGATGAAATCGTATCCGACTTCCAAGGATCGACTAAACTTGCTGGATCTGCAGTCAGCCCAACAACTCTGATTGATGGTGTTGAAACTTCTGGAATTAGAATCGACAGAAATCCTGTTGGTCTGAAAGAGGATGTTGTTTATAATGCAGTTCCAATCAATAATGATAATGGTGTTTCCATTGTTAGTGTTGCTTCTAGTACCGATAACAATGTTACTTTGAGCATTACTACTCCAATTCTTGGATTCACTACTGCACCATTTGCAACTGGAGACAAAATTTTTGTCGAAGGCATTGGAATGGCATCTACAACTGGTGATGGTCACAATTCTTCTGATTATGGATACAGTTATTTCACGATTACAAACTATAATAGTGCGGTAAACCCAAATCAGTTAACATATAATCTGTCATCTTTAGTAACAACAAATACTGGTATTGCTGAAACAACTCCAAGTTTGTTTGCAAATGTAGTAAAAGCTAATGATCTTGCGAAATTTAAAGCAAACAAAAAATTCTCTATTTTTGAACCAGGTGAACTTCTTTATATTAATGATGATCTTACAGTTGGATCCACTAATCTCGTTGTAAGTAGTTTTAATCCTCTTACTGGTGATTTAAACATTACTGGAACAACACCGTTCAGGGTTGGGAATACCTTAACTGGATCTGTAACTGGTGCTAAGTGTACAGTCACTCAGATTTCTTCTACTGTTGGTAGATTTAAAATTGATTCTACATCCAAGTTTACCAAAGGATGGGCAGACGATATTGGAAAACTGGATGAGGATTATCAAGTAACTGGTGATAACGATTATTATCAGAGAATGTCTTACTCTATTCAGAGTGAGAAGTCATTTGATGATGTTATCAGTTTTGTAAATGATATTGTACACCCAACTGGTTACCGCAACTTTACTGATACACAAATCAATCCAAGGGGTAATGTTGGTCTTTCGTTCACAACTTCTCAGGAAGAACCTTTCCTGGTTCTTGACATTTTTGACGGTGCAAAGAGAGTTGATACGATCAATGACTTTGATTTTGTTGTTGACGTTGATGCAACATCAAACACTTCTAAATCAATCGAGTTCCAAAATGTTCAAGTAACTGATTATATTCTTAATAAGAGTAATAGAGTTATTACTGTTGACGATATCAGCAATCAGTTCTTAAATTCTGAATCGGATGATCTTTTAGATTATAAAGAAGTATCTTCTTTTACAGAAGGCAGGAAAACCAATAAATTCTTGGTTCAACTGACTGACATCACAAATGATGCTGAAATGTCATTAAAAGAGATCGTAATGATCAATAATGACACTAACACTTATCTTCTGGAAAAAGTTGGTATCGGTGAAACCATTGGTGATCTCGATGGATTCTTCAATGAAGACACTAATCAGTATTCTTTAAGATTCTCACCAAATGAACCATTTAATACTGACTACGAAGTTAAACTATTACAAACATTCTTTACAGAATCTGCAACTGGACTTGGATCACAAAGTATTGGATTCGTAAATCTAATTGCAAAAACACAGAATGTAAATGCTGGAGTTGGAACTACGGTTCTTACTTTTAACGCATCAACTACTGACGCAATTTACACGACGATCGAAGTATATGATGAGTTCTCTAATACAGTTGATTATAGTGAAGTTATACTTACACATGATTCTACCGATACCTATCTAACCGAACTTGCTGCTTTCAATACCAATGTTGGATTAAATGGACTTTCTGGTCCATTCATTGGTTCCTTCACATCTTCTATTGATTCTGACGTTGTAAGTCTTGTATATAACAATAATGGATCAAATAACGTACAAGTTACGTCTCAAACGATTGGTATTGGAACAACTGCTTCTGGTATTGGCACTTATAGATTTAAGTTCTCTGGTACACTTGATGGTTTCGAAAGAACTGGTAGATTTGAATCTAAGTTCACTGAAGTGACTGGTGGTACACCAACTGTAATTTCTGGAATTTCTAGTGCAGTTGATGCATCACTCAAGTCCACAGTAAGAGTAAGTATTGGCAATACTCAATCTATTCATCAAGTATATGTCCTGAATGATCAAAAAGATAGAGAAAATTTATACGTTCTTAGTTATCCATTCTCTTCAGTTAATACCACAACTGGAATTGGAACCTTTTCTGCCGAATACAATTCAACAACTGGTGTTGATCTTAAATTCCATCCAGATTTTACTGGTGACATTCAAGTTCAGAGTTTTGATGAGATTTTAACAAGAGATCTTGATGCTAATGGTGATATTCTTGGTGTCGGTGATCTCACTTACGGTGATATTACTCAAAATGTTTCGCAGTCAGTTTATTATGGAATGAATCAGAGGGAGATCACCTCCTTTGCTGCAAAACATGATGGGGTTGACATCTTTGCTAAGAAATTTAATCCAGAAACTGCTGGAATTTTAAGCACCACAACTGGAACATTTACTTTACAGCATTTCTTCCAAGACGGTGAAGAAATTCAATATACACCTGGTTCCAATCTTCCTGGAATTGGAGCAACTGCTTTAGTTTATTTCAGTGGTGTAAGCACAGAGAGACTTCCAAGCACCGTATATGCTATTAGAGATAATGCCTCTCAGTTTAGAGTTGCCATCTCTACAGCAAATGCTTTGTCTGGAACTGGAGTTACCTTCTCTGACATTGGATCTGGTAATGAGCATACCTTTGCAATGTCTAAGAGAAATGAGAAAGTTATCATTACACTTAATGGTGTTGTTCAGTCACCTATTCTCAGAACACCATTAGATGAACAAATAATGCACACCGTTGGTGCTGGTGTAACAATTATTGAACTCAGTGGCATTTCTTCAATCAGACCTGCTGATATTATTCGAGTTGACGATGAGTATATGAAGGTCAACATTGTTGGTCTTGGAACAACAAATGCTGTCGGTGTTGATGGTCTTGGAAATGTGCCATTGGTTGAAGTTCAACGGGGATTTGTTGGTAGTGGTTCTACAACACATAATCAATTTGCCAATGTCAGTGTTTATAGGGGATCCTATAATATTGTTGATAGTGTTATTCACTTTACTGAAGCACCAGCTGGTGCTGGAAGAGAGGATCTTGATACTAGAGGTCTTACAATTCCAAGAGCAAACTTTGGTGGAAGAGTTTATCTCAGAAGAGATTATGGAACCAATTTACTGTTTGATGATATTTCCGACAAGTTTGACGGAGTTACTTCCGAGTTTACACTCACTTCCGATGGTAATAACGTAACTGGAATTGGCAGCACTGGTGGAAATGGATTAGTATTCATTAATGGTATTTTCCAATCTCCATCCACTGAAAATAATACAGATAACAATTTTAGTATTACTGAAGTATCTGGTATCAGCAGCATTGTATTTACTGGTATTATTTCTGCTGGTGGTTCTCAAGTTATTAGCCCAGATGATATTAATTTAAATCAACTTCCTAGAGGTGGAGTTCCCATTTCCTTTGGTGCTACTAATGGACTGGGATATGCACCACTTGTCGCAGCAAAACCAGTTGCAACTGTTACTCTTGGACAAATTAGTGCTATTTCTGGTGTTTCTACAACGGGAACATTCATTGGCATCTCCACTGCTGCTTATGACCATACAACTGGTATTTTGACAGTTACAGGTTCTTCTGATCATGAACTTAGCACTGGAGATAAGATTCAGTTGAGAAATATGACATTCTCTTGTCCATCTGGATCTCCATATCATGCGGTTACTCAATTCCCATCTGAGCAAGGTGTAAACTTTACCATCAGTTCTTTTGTTTATGATAATAGAACGGGACTTGCTACAGTTGGATTAACATCTGCACATAATTTTAGTGTTGGTAGATATGTTCATCTTTCCAATATTGGTTTTGCTTGCTCTACTCCACACGGTGGTATTACAACTTCCATCTTCCCAGATGGAAGTTCTGGAAATCTTGCAGTAGATACTAACAAGTATCCAATTCTTGGTATTGCTGGAACTAATAGATTCTTGATTAATGTTGGTGTTTCAACAATTGTACACACTTATGTTGGATCTGGATCTAGTGCTGGAAATGCATATGAAGTAAAACCTGCAGGACCATACTATGCCACAAGAGTTCTTTCTGACACAACATTTGAAACTCAAGTTGGAGTTGTAACATTTGCCCACACATACACAAGTGGTGGAACATTTGCTAAGTGGACTGATGCTAATTTTGGTAGTGGATATTCAACAATCACAGCACCTGCTATTGCAGTGACTGAATCTGGTCATACTGGAACACTTGCTGAAATTACTGCTACAGTTGGTGCAGGTGGAACACTTGCATTCAGTATCGCAAATGCTGGTAGTGGATACACTAATCCAACAATTGTAGTTGAAGCACCATCATATTCTAATCTTAAAGTCGAAGGTGTTTCTAGACTTGCTGACGGCATTACAACATCAACAGGTATTGGAATGTCTGTTACTGTTGAAGTTCTTGGAATCAACACTGTTTATAGTTCTAATCCAATTGTTGGGTTTGATTATGATGCTTCTACTGGTCTTTCCACTGTAAGTGTTGTTGGACATGGATTCACGACTGGAAGAATTGTTAAACTAAACAATCTTCAGTTTACTCCCCATGCTCCAGTTGGTGCTGGTGGAACAATTTTCCCAAGTATTGATTCTGGATTCGATTATACTGTTCTTCAATATGTTGATGAAAATAGGTTCACGATTAACATAGGTGCTGCAAATACTGTAACCACCTATAACTATACTGCTGGAACTGGTGGTGTTGTCAGAACTGGTGTTGGTGCGACTTTATTCGAAGTTCAAAGATATAACATTAGAAATCTTGGATATTCGTTTAGACGTGGTGATGTCATTAGAGTCGTTGGAATGACGACAGATCCATTAGCAGGTGAAGATTTTAATGAATTCCAACTCACTGTAGAAAATACATTCGAGGATGAATTCTCCGCATGGCAGTTTGGTTTACTTGATTATATCGATACTATCAAACCATATCAAGATGGTACTAGAACTAGATTCCCACTTGCCTATAATGATCAACTGATTAGTTTTGAGGTTGATAAAAACGATCCTGATTCTGCTTTAATTAACCTTGAATCTCTGCTTCTTGTTTTTATTAATGGTGTTCTTCAAGAACCTGGTGAATCTTATGAGTTCACTGGTGGAACTTCTGTTACATTTGCAGAACCACTTTTACCAGAGGACAAAGTTGCAATCTTCTTCTATAGAGGTTCTTCTGACGATAGTTTCTTACAGAATATTACAGAAACAATTAAAACTGGTGATGATGTTTTCCTGAAGAGAACACCATTCATTGAGAAGAATGATGCTGCTCTGACATTTGAAAATCTGTCTCAAGAAAGCAATCGTGCAATTGTTGGAATTACTTCTTCTAGTGAAGTTGAAACTTCTCTCTACAGAGGAAATGGTGTAAACACTGTAGAACCAAAACCAATTGCTTGGACTAAGCAAAAGGTTGATAGAGTCCTTGGTGGTGAAGTTGTTTCTAAAGCAAGAGATTCTCTGGAGGCACAAATTTATCCAACTGCCAAGATGCTTAAGAATCTTGCATCTACAGACACTGAAATCTTCGTTGAAGATACATCACTGTTCCTTGGTGTTGACCCAACTGGTGATCCAGACACTAACTTTGGTGGACTGATCGTCAGTGGATTCTCTACTGCTGGTATTGGATCTACAACAACTGTTCCTACAGAAATAGTCACTGGCATTCTTGATACTAATGTTCAGGGATATGCAGGTGTTATCACTGGAATCACAACTTCCTACGCAAGATTGGAAGAATTTGATCCATTTGATGCCACTAAACTGATTTACAGAAAAGGTCAAGATCTGGTAGATGGATCCAAGAATGATCTCCAAGCAATCTTCTTGAGACCCGATGGAACTAGAATGTATGTTGCTGATCAGAATACTCTGACAATCACGGAATGGACACTTGCAACTCCATTCGAGATTGATACTGCAACAATCAATGCCAGCAATCAACTCGGCATTAGCACTCAAGTTCAGAACATTTATGATTTGTTCATCAGAGATGATGGAACCAAACTCTTTACAGTTGGTCGTGGTGCTCAAGCACCATTCGTTACACAGTTAAATGAGTTTACTCTCTCCTCTGCTTGGGATCTGACCAGTGATACTGCTGCTGGAATTGAAACTGCAACCACAATTGCAAACGAAACAAATACTCATAGAGCATTGGAAGTCGTTGATACTGGTAGCAGAATTATTACAATCTCACCAACAACAGCAACTCTTTACAGTTATGATTTGTCAACTGCTTTTGATATCACAAGCATTTCTTTCGATACAAGTCAAGCACTGACTGACGATGCTGCACCATCTGATTTCGCAATGAGTGAAGATGGAACTCAAATGGTTGTCCTCGGTGGTGATACTGAAAGAGTTATCGAATACACACTTGGAACTGCTTATGACGTAACAACAGTTGCTGTCGCAGCAACTTCTACCCTCAGTGTTGGTGCTGGTGCTACCCTCTCTATGACAATCAAAGAAGATGGTGAAAGAGCATATATTCTGAATTCTTCTGGAATTGGTTCTCAGTACCACTTCAGCATCCCACCAGATGGTCTTGGATTTACCTTCCAAGTAGATCTTCAAGATGTTCCAACTCTGGCCGAAAGACAGCAGTTGGTGACTGGATTCCGTGTTCTTGTTTATGATACTGGTGTTGGAACTGGAGTAACCACCCTTGTCGGATCTGCCACATCTGTTGGTATCGGAACTACAAACACTATTGGTATTTCCACCGATAACATTAACAACATCTACGAAGTTTACTATAGTCAATATAGTGGAACTGCTGGAATTCTGACTTGCTTTGTTGATCCTGCTACAAATATTGTTGGTATTGCTACAACTGGTACTTACCTTGAACCTGCAGGTAGATTTGTTTGGGGAAGAATTTTTAATGTGAGCAGAGATCCCGATCCAATTTCCGTTGTTGTTGATGGTAATGAGTTTGAAGTTGGACTGACTACATATCCAACTTTCCAAAGAAGGAATGTTGGTCTTAGAGATACTGGTGCTCTAAGTCGAAAGTAAAATCCACCTTATAAATACAAAAAAAACTAAGGCTGATAATGTCTGCGATTATTACAGATCAATTTAGGATTTTGAATGCCGAAAACTTTGTGGCATCTGTCGCAAACACGGCAAATTCTTATTATGCATTCATGGGGTTGTCAAATCCCACTGGATCTGGATATGGAAGAACTTCTACTTGGAATGACACTGCGGGACCACCATTCCCAACTGACAATATCAATTATTCTAATCATGTCTATGACACAATGCTTTTTGGCAAACGTGTCACGTCTTCCAATACCAGAAGACTTGTTAGAAAAGTAAATTGGGTCCAAGGATCTACATATGATTATTATAGACATGATTACAATCCAACAAATCCTTCTCAGGTAACGAATTCCAACAGACTATACGATGCAAACTATTACGTCGTTAATAGTGAGTTTCGTGTTTATATTTGCTTAGATAACGGAACGGCAACTGGAATTTCTACCACACCTTCTGCTTCTCTTGATGAACCAACATTCACTGATGTTGAACCAAGCAGAGCAGGTACAAGTGGTGACGGATATCTTTGGAAATATCTCTACACTATCAGCCCTAGTGATATTGTTAAGTTTGACTCTACAGAGTTTGTAACTGTTCCAAATGATTGGTTAACTACAACCAGCACTGGAATTCAAGCTGTTAGAGACAATGCTAATTCTGAGACAAACAATAATCAAATTAAGGTTGTTGCCATTGATGAACCTGGTCTTGGTTACCCACAAGTAACAGCAAAAGAGTTCCCCATTCTTGGTGATGGTGAGGGTGGAAAAGTTAGAATTACCACTAACTCCCTTGGACAAATTATTGAGACCCAGGTAACCTCTGGTGGTAACGGATACTCTTTTGGTAGAGTTGATCTTTCTAGTGAAAATGCTGGTGTTCAAACTGCAACGTCTGCCTTTGCAAAACTGACACCAATCATCCCACCCTCTAAGGGTCATGGATATGACATTTATAAAGAACTTGGTGCTGACAAAGTTCTGATGTATGCAAGATTTGATAATTCTTCTTATGATTTCTCCAGTGATACCGTATTTGCTCAGGTTGGTATCGTAAAGAACCCAACTATTCTGAACTCAGATACAGTATTTACAGACAATCAATTCTCCTCACTCTATTCTATCAAATATGAGACGCAGAGTGCTGCTCAGGATTTGGTAGTTGGTGATCAAATTGAACAAACCGTAGGTGTTGGTTCTACTGCTAAAGGTATTGTAGCATCTTACGACTCAGAGACCAGAATTATTAAATACTATCAAGACAGAAGTCTTTATTACAATGCTGGTACTGGTGATGAAACTGATGCTACTGATGTAAAATTAAGATCTCCTGTAATTAACTTTACATCCAGTTCTAACGCAATTACTAAAAGTGGTGGTTCCTTTAGTGTTAACGTGGACCAAAACTTTAGTGGAGTTACAACTACTCTTTCAAATGGTAGAGTGGTTAACCTTGGTGTTAACTTCACAGATGGTCTTGCAAGTCCAGAAATAAATAAGAGGAAAGGGGAAATCATCTACCTTGACAATAGACCTTCTGTAACCAGGAATGAAAGACAGAAGGAAGACGTTAAAATCGTATTAGAGTTCTAATAAAATGCCACAACAGACTAATCTCAACGTCAATCCTTACTATGACGATTTTGATCCTGCAAAGGATTATCATCGTGTGCTGTTTAAACCTGGTTTTCCTATTCAGGCTAGAGAACTAACCACTCTCCAATCTATTTTACAGAACCAAATTGAACAATTTGGTAGTCATATTTTTAAGGAAGGTTCTATTGTCATTCCTGGTAATGTGACCTATGACAATCAGTATTATGCTGTTGAGATTAATGCTACTCACTTAGGTACAGACGTAAGTGTTTACATTGATAATTTTGTTGGCAAAAGAATTATTGGTCAAGAATCTGCTGTCACTGCACAAGTTCAATACGTTCTCTCTGAGACACAATCTGAGAGAGGAAACGTAACTTTATATGTTAAGTTTATTGATTCTGGAAATACAAATACTTTTGCATCTTTCACTGTTGGTGAAAATTTAGAGACCCTAGACGCTGTAGATTACGGTAACACAACAATTCCCGCAGGTAACACATTTGCTACCTGTATTGCAGAGAATGCGAATTCTATTGCTTCTTCTGCTTCGATTGGTGAGGGTGTAATGTTCCTTAGAGGAACATTTGTTAGAGTTGCAAAACAAACTATTCTCCTCGATCAATATAGCAATTTTCCAAATTACAGAGTTGGTCTTGTAATTTCGGAAACAATTGCTACTGCAAAGGATGATTCCTCCCTGTATGACAATGCCAAGGGTTTCTCTAACTACACCGCACCTGGTGCTGATAGATTAAAGATTGAGCTCGTTCTTGGTAAGAAGAGCATTACTGATACGACCGATGTTAACTTTGTAGAACTTCTCAGAGTTGAAAATGGTCAGATCAGAAAGATTGTAAAAAATACACAATATAATATTATTCGTGATTACCTCGCAAAGAGAACTTTTGATGAATCTGGTGATTATTCTGTAGAAGATTTTGAATACAGATTGTTCAATTCTTTGAATGACAGACTTGGTAATGATGGTCTCTACTTCCAAAATCAATCAACTTCTCAGGGAAGTAGACCCAGTGATGATCTTGCTGTATTGAAGATTAGTCCTGGTGTTGCTTACGTTAAAGGATATGATGTAGAGAAAATTGGAACAACTATTCTTGATGTAAGAAAACCAAGGGATACTAGAACTGTAGAGAGATCTGCCGTTGATTTTGAGATGGGCAATCTCGTAAAACTTAATAACGTTTCTGGTATTCCAAAGTTTACTGATGCGGTTCAACTTTATGATGAAAGAAAGGCAAGTGCTGGTGGTGGACAGGGTAATCAGATTGGTGAAGCAAGAGTTTACACTGTTAGAGCAGAAAGTGCTGTAGGTGTGGTAACAGCTTCTAGCACATTCGATTGCTATCTGTATGATATTCAAACATACACTCGACTTGAACTGAACGATACAGTTAGTGCTGGTGATCTTCCAGACACTGCTTTTATTAGAGGTCTTAGAAGTGGTGCGACTGGATATGCGACTACTGTTGGATCTGGAGCATCTTCACTATATGTAAGACAAACTGCAGGATCTTTCCTGCGTGGAGAAGAGATTAGCATTAATGGTATTTCTACCACTCCTAGAACTATCAATACAGTCACCCAATATGGTGCTGGTGACACCAAAATGGTGTTCCAAGATACAAGTTCTCTATCTGGTTACAGCACTGACTTCTTAGGGGATGTAAAACTTGATTTTGGCATTCCAACGAACTTTAATGTAACCGATACCATTACAATCAATAATGCTGGTGTAACAACTTCCCCAGGAAATAACTTTGCCAATTTCAAGGTCGGTGATATCGTAAAATATCAAAGAGCAGGTTTCTCCACAGTAACATTCAACAGAGTTGCTTCTGTTTCTGTTGGTGGCACCTTCATGACACTTGAAGCTGTCGGAAATGTAAATGGTGTTTGTAACGGTGAACTTCCAAGCACAAGTACAACCGTACAGTTCCAACTTGGAAAGAGTAGAATTAGAAATCAGGAAGAGGGATCTCTCTACGCAAAATTAGATGATGGTAACATTGCTACCGTAGATTTTACTGGATCTGACCTAAAAGCAGTTGTTCAAATCACTGGAAAGACAACCAATTCTTCTGGTGTCTTGACACTAGCAGCATCTGATGTTACTGGTCTAACAGATATTCTTTTTGAGGCATTTGATGAAGAAAGATATTCTGTTATTTACAGCAATGGTGATATTGAACCATTGAGAAGTGATCAAGTAACCATTTCTTCCAACGTAGTAACTATTAATGGTCTTAGATCCAGTCAATCAAATGTTACTGCAACTGCTACTGTCATCAAGACATCAGTTCAGAACAAGCAGAAAGTTTATAATAGAGTAAGAACTTTAGAAGTAACAAGATCGAAGTATAGTCAATCTGGAACAAACTCCAATACTAGCATTAATGATGGTTTGTCCAAGAGTCCATATTATGGTCTGAGAGTTCAGGATAAAGAGATCTGCCTCAACTATCCAGATGTTGCAAATATATTTGCTGTATATCAAGCAATTGATGAAAATGCAGTAACCCTTGACACTCTTACATTCTTCACTAATCCAGACATTCTTAACAGTGTTATTGTTGGTGAAAACTTCCTTGGTGATGATTCTGGTGCTATTGGTAAGGTAGTTACAAAAGCAGCAAATCAAGTAACTGTTGTTTATTTAAATAGAGAACGGTTTACTACTCAAGAAAATGTTAGATTCCAAGAATCTAATGTTGTTGCTCAAATTCAATCATTCAGTGCTGGTAGATATTCTGATGTAACAGATAGATTTATTCTGAATAAAGGTCAGAAGAATCAATATTATGATTATGCAAGACTTGTTAGAAAAGATGGTTATCCAGAACCAAACAGAAGATTGTATGTAGTATATGACAACTATACTGTTCCTTCTAACGATGAGGGTGATATCTTTACAGTTGGAAGTTATGGTGAAGAAAGATTTGCTAAGGATATTCCTCTGATAGGTCCAAATGGATTTAGGGCATCCGATTCTCTTGACTTCAGACCAAGAGTATCTGTTTTCGATCCTTCGACTGCAACTGCATCTCCATTTGATTTTAAATCCAGAACATTCACCAATCAACCAAAACTTCTCCTTGCATCGAATGAAAGTTCTGTTATTGGATATACTTTCTATGCACCTAGAATTGACAGACTTTACTTAGACAAACTGGGTAACTTTGCGTACATTGAGGGTGTACCCGACAGATCACCAAAAGCACCTGAAAAGGTTGGTGATGTTATGTTGCTTGCAACGTTAAATCTTCCTGCATATCTTTTTGATCCTGATGATGCGACTATTCAAGTCGTGGATAATAGAAGATATACGATGCGTGATATTGGTAGATTGGAAGACAGAATTGAAAACCTTGAAACTACCACGTCCTTAACACTTCTCGAACTTGAAACTCAAACTTTGCAGGTTCAAGATGCAACTGGACTGACAAGATTCAAATCTGGTTTCTTTGCAGACAACTTTAGAGATGCTGTTAACATTGATACTGATAAGTCGGTCATGCTTCCTGAAGATGGTATTTTAAGACCATTTAGGGATGCTACAACCATTGGAGCACTGCTCTCTGCTGAGCAGAGTGTTCCTGATAATGAAATTGACCTCTCTACAGATTTTGCACTTCTAGACGGAAACGTTCAAAAAACTGGAAAACTTGTTACACTTAAGTATTCTGAAGAAGATTACCTTGGTGTTCCACATGCTACTAAGGTTGAGAATGTCAACCCATTCAACGTTGTTTTGTATAATGGAAGTGTAACTCTTAACCCAAGATCTGATTTCTGGGTTAGAAACATTTGGGCACCAGATGGTGGTGTTCGTAGAGTTGCCGATCCTGGAAGAGCAGGTTCTACTGGAACCATCGTAGTAACTCTTTCGAACACTGCAGACCGTTTCATGAGGTCTAGAAACGTTGCTTTCAATGCAATTGGTCTAAAACCATACACGAGATATTATCAGTTCTTAGACGGGATTGGAGGCATTGATTCTGTTCCCAAACTGGTTGAAGTTGAAAATGTAACTGGTGTATTTGAGATTGGTGAAACTGTTGTTGGAACAATTGGTGAAGATCAAACAACTGTAGTAACGTTTAGGCTCTGCAGACCAGATCACAAATCTGGTGCTTTTGCTAACCCAGAAGTATCTTATACTATTAACCCATACGACAATACAACCACACTACCAACACAATACTCTTTAGCATCGACCGTTCTGAATGTTGATGTTAATGCGATGGCTGCTCAGGCACAAGGTGCCTATTCTGGCAGAATTGCGACAGGTATGAGGTTGGTTGGTCAAAATAGTGGTGCTCAAGCAGATGTTTCTGATGTAAGGCTTATTAGTGATAATGGTGGTGATCTTCTCGGATGTTTCTTCCTGAGAGATCCCAACACAACTCCTGCACCAACAGTTCGTGTTACTACTGGAACCAAGGAGTATAAACTCAGCAATAGCATTACCAATGCCGAACCACTTCCTGGCAGCAAACTGATTTCTACAGCAGAAACTAATTACACTGCAAACGGAAGAACCATCGTAAGGCAGAGAGTAACTGCTATCTTCTATGATCCTCTGGCACAGTCCTTCCTTGTAGAGAACGAGGGTGTATTCATCACTTCTGTTGATGTATTCTTTGCTAACAAGGATCCTGGAAATATTCCTTGTGAAGTCCAACTTCGCACTATGGAACTTGGCACACCAACTACAACACTTGCTCAACCCTGGGCAAGAACCCTGGTCAAGCCAAGTGAAATTACAACATCGAGAGATGCTTCTGTTGCTACTAACATCAAGTTCCCATCCCCCGTATATCTTGAACCAAACTTAGAGTATGCTGTGGTTCTTCTTGCTGATACTGATCAGTATGAAGTTTGGGTTGCCGAAATGGGCAAGAAAACTGTAAACGCAAGTCAACTTCCTGCTGCAACTGGTGTTATTTACAGCACTCAGTATTCCATGGGTTCACTGTTCAAGTCCCAGAACGGATCTATCTGGAGTGCTTCTCAATATGAAGATATGACCTTTAAACTTTATCGTGCAAACTTCACATCTGATGCAGGAACTGCTTATTTCTATAATCCAAAACTTGATTTGACAAATGGTGGAACAAGTATCCTTGATGCAGATCCAATTGAAACATATCCAAGAAAACTAACTGTTGGTATTGATACATTTGCTTCTGGTGCTACTGGAATTTCTACTCTTGCAATTGGTAGAAAAGTAACATCATCTACCAAAGGATACAACTTTGGATTTGTTGAGCAGCAAGGTGGTCCAGTTGCTCCTGCTGGTGTCGGAGTATTTACTGGTGGTACTGGATATGGAACTCCTTCCAACCCAGTTTCTACTTACAACATCAATAGTAATGGAACTGGATTGACACTGAATGTCACTGTTGGTGCTGGAATTAGTAATGTAACTGCTGTTTCTGTTGCTTCCTCTGGTTCTGGATATGTTGCTGGTGATACTGTTGGTCTCACCACTTCTGAAATCAGTGGATTTGGTGATGGTGCTGTTATTACAATTGAAAATCTTTGGGGTGTGGACACACTTTACTTGACAAATGTTCAAGGTGAAGAATTGCCTGTTGGAGCAGCATTGTCTTACTTTGACTCTGGAAATTCTCTTTATGCTGGATCCATCATTAGATCTACAAATGTGACTGGTAGCAATATCAACGATGGATCCTGGATGTCCGTCAGTCAGTATGCACACGGAATGTATGCTGCTAATAATAAAGTAACACTTTCTAAGGTAAAACCAAATACCCCAGTAAATACACTTTCTGGTGAACTGGGTGTCAATGATGCCATTATATCTCTTGGTAGCACCACTGGACTAGATGTGTTCGAAGGTGTTGCGGTTGGTGCTGCAAATACTGGATACTTAAGAGTTAATAATGAAATTATTGCATATGATTCTGTTGGAGTCGGATCTGTTGGTATTCTGCAAAGGGGTATTGATAATTCCGTAACAACCATTCACAGAATCAATGATCAAGCACTTAAGTATGAATTGAATGGTGTTTCTCTGAGAAGAATCAACAAAACACATGATATTGGAAATCTTGATAGAGACATTGATAATTACTACATTCAGATCGATAGATCTAATAGAGATACAGATGATGTTTCTAATATTGAACCACAACTCTCATTTACGACTAATTCTTTAGTTGGTGGAAACTCTGTAGAGGCATCTAGAAACGTCCAATTCAACTATATTGCTCCTCAGTTTGAACTTGTAACACCTGGACAAAACACAAGTGTTACTGCTTCTCTCAGGACGGTCTCTGCGACTAGTGTTGATGGAACTGAAGTATCTTTCTTAGATCAAGGATTTGAGCCTGTTGGAATTAACACAATCAACGAACTTTCTACTCCTAGAATGATCGCATCTAAGGTTAACGAGGATGCAAGAACGACGGATCTCCCAAGAAATAAATCACTTACTTTCGGTGTTGAGTTCCAGTCTTCTAGCAATTACTCTTCTCCTTATATCAACCTTGATGTTGCTAACTTCACACTCCTCTCTAACAGAATTAATGATCCTGGAATTGATTATGTAACTGATCCCAGAATTAGCACTGATGAGGGAGATCCACATACCGCAGTTTACGTTTCTCGTAGAGTTGACCTGAGACAACCTGCAAGTGGTCTGAGAGTTCTCCTGACGGCAGTTAGACCATCTGATGCTGACATCAGAGTGATGTATAAATTAGTCAGAGCAGATTCCAGTGAAATTGATCAAACTTATGAATTGTTCCCTGGATATGAAAATCTGATTGATAATGATGGTGATGGCATCGGTGATGTAGTTATTAATCCAGCAAATAACACTGGACATCCAAATGCACTTGTTCCCCCAAGTTTGACCAGCATTGATTACCTTGAGCATGAGTACTCCATCGATAATCTGGAACAGTTCACTGGATATGTAATCAAGATCGTTTGCACCACAAGCAATCAATCTAATGTACCACTGTTTAGAGACATCAGAACCATCGCATTTGCCTAAGATGAAAACATTTAAACAATTTCAAGAAGGATTATTTGACTGGTTACCTAAGAGCCGACAACGGAATCCAACTCCCGATGAAGCAAAGAAGTCATGGCAAAACATAGATCCTGGTTTTGTTAGACCTGGACCACCAAGTGATATTAAATATAATATGCCCATTATCATAGACAGGATGAAGTCACCACGGAAACCAGGTGAATCGATGTCGGATTACTTAAAGAGAACTTCGGTTACGGCATAGGCAATGAAGACATTCCAAGAGTTTCAAGAACAACTCTCATTATCTCAGGCATTTGCTAGAGCAGGAAAACCAGGAATCCCATCAGAAAAACCAACT